TGAAGAATGGGGACGTTATAGATAATAAAGTTCCAATCTTTGATAGCAAAGGTACACCAATGACCAATCAAGTTTGGTCAGGTAGTCAAATGAAAGCGTCTGCAGACATGATACCATACTACACAGCTATGGCAGGTGCAGGAGTTTCATTAAGACTTAAAGCAGTGCAAATAACTAAATTAGTTGAAGGTTCAGGTGCAAATTCATCAGCACATGGATTTTCTGAAGTTAAAGATGGTTATGTAGCACCTGCGGAAGATAAAACTTACGAAAATGAAGTTCAAGCAACGTCAACTGACTTCTAATCAAGTAGGACTTAAATATGGTTTTAGGTCTGGGCTAGAAATAGCAATCTCACAAGAGTTAGATGCTAATAGCGTAAAGTATAAGTATGAACAGGTTAAGTTAAAGTATACTAAACCTCAAAAGATACATACTTATACCCCAGACTTTTACCTAGAAGAACAAGACATTTATTTAGAAACAAAAGGGTTATTCACTTCTGCTGATAGACAGAAGATGAGACTTGTTAAAGAACAACACCCAGAGAAAGACATTAGATTAATATTTTCTAATTCAAGAAGTAGAATTTCAAAAAAGTCATCAACTACTTATGCAATGTGGTGCGACAAATA